ATATTGTTCAGTACAAACTGATCGGGCCACCTGAAGATTTTGGCACTGGCCTGATTCCTGCAAAGTATATAATGAAGACCACGCCCAAAGCTGGCGGAGTTCCAAATGCCGTAGACACCATCCTGGTAAAACACATCTCAGGTGGAATTTCCAAATGTAAGATCAAAGCATATGCTGAAGGTCGGAAGTCATTCGAAGGAACTGAACAAGACATCATTTGGCTGGATGAAGAATGTCTGCGTAACTCGGACCATGACCACAAACGGTCTGATCATGCTAACCTTCACGCCGCTTGAAGGGATGACAGAAACGGTTCTGCAATTTATGCCGAATGGTCAGTTTGTAGAACACGCTTCTGGGGATAAGTGCCTGATTACTGCTACCTGGGATGATGCACCACACTTAACAACCGCGCAGAAAGAAAAACTCTACGCAGCCTTACCACCTCATCAGCGCGAAGCCAGGTCTAAGGGCGTACCTCAGCTTGGTTCTGGTGCAATTTATCCCATCCTTGAAAGTAATATAACTGTAGATGATTTTGGAATTCCAGATCATTGGTGCCGCGCATACGGAATGGATGTAGGCTGGAACAGAACTGCTGCTGTTTGGGGCGCTACCAATCCTGATACTGACATAACTTATCTTTACTCAACTTATTATCAGGGCGCTGCTGAGCCGCTGTACCATGCAGATGGAATCAAGTCCCGGGGTATATGGATACCAGGTGTGATTGACTCTGCTGCGCATGGCCGGTCCCAAGTTGACGGACAAAACTTATTCGATATTTACTGGGGACTTGGCTTGGACATATCAAATGCGAATAAGGCTGTCGAGTCTGGGATTTACAAAGTCTGGCAGATGCTATCTACTTGCCCTGGTTTATAGAGTTCCGGCAATATTGCCGTGACGAGAAGGGCCAGATCATGAAGAAGAATGACCATCTAATGGATTGTACGCGCTATCTTGTTATGTCTGGCCTGGATCGGGCTATATCAACTCCGTTCTGGGAACACCTTGCCTGGGAAGAATCTGAGGTAGCTAATGACCACTCAAGTAATATAATCACTGGATATTAATTAATGGCACTTATGGATGACATTCAAATCCTGGACGACTCCCAACCTGGGGGAAATCCCATCTGGGCAACAGAAGAACCAGTTGAGGATATGCTAACCTCGGCTGATGCGCCACCTATGGAAGATCTTGACCTTGCGATTGAAAAGGAAGTTCTACGGGCTGAAGCTGCCGTGTTGATTACTAACCTCGTGCCGAAGCAAAACTCCGAAGTCATCGCCGACTTGACGACCAAAGTAATTGAGGGCTATAAGACTGATCTGGAAACCCTCAAAGATTGGCAAGAATTAAATTCGCAAATCATCGACCTTGCTAAGCTGTTAGTCCAGAAAAAGACCTACGCTGGGGATGTTGTAGCAAATGTAAAATATCCGCTAATCATTAATGCATGTATCCAGTTCGCAGCTCGGGCATATCCGGAAATCATATCTGGGAATGAGGTTGTCAAAGGTAAGATTGTCGGCAAAGATACAGATGGTACTAAGTTTGAACGGGCAAAACGCATTTCTGAGTTTATGTCTTTTCAGCTTCTCAATGAGATGGACAACTGGGAAGAAGGTGTAGATCAGCTACTCTTTAGTCTGCCTGCCTGCGGTTGTGTGTTCAAAAAGAGTTACTTTGACAGTATTGAAAGGCGCAACATATCTCAGACGGTTTTCGCTGATGATTTGATTGTAAATTATTTTACTGAAACTCTGGAACGCGCCCCACGAGTTACACACAAAATCTATTTGTATCATAACGAAATCGTGGAGCGCATCAACTCGGAAGTATTTAGTCCTTTTGATATTGCTGAACTTGGTGAAGCCACCTCTGACAAGACGGCCAACACAGATACTGAAACACCTCATTTATTTCTCGAACAACATCGCTGGTACGATCTAGACGAGGATGGCTACCAAGAGCCGTACATTGTAACTGTACATGAACAAACCCAAAAGCTGGTTCGCATAGCTCCCAGGTTTGCTACAGATGGGATTATCCGCGGCGAGAATGACCAAATCATAAAGATTATCCCGGAGCAATATTTTACCAGGTTCCTCTTTATGCCCTCTATTGATGGCGGATTTTACGGAATGGGTTTTGGTTCCCTACTGATGAGCACCAATTCAGCGATCAACACCCTGATTAATCAGCTGCTGGATGCGGGGACAATATCAAATCGGCAAAGCGGCTTCCTTGGCCGGGGGCTACGACTCTCTAAGGGCAAATCAATCACGGTGAAGGCCGGTGAGTGGAAGCCTGTCGAAGCTACGGGCGATGACCTCAGAAAGAATGTATTTCCACTGCCTGTACGTGAACCATCGAATGTGCTATTCCAGCTGTTGGGCCTCCTAATCGAGAGCGGCAAAGAACTCGCTGGTATGACAGAAATCTTAGCGGGCAACTCACCTGGGGCGAATGTTCCCGCAGAATCTGTGCTGGCCCTAATCGAACAGGGGCTCCAGGTATATTCCGCGATCCACAAACGGATTTATCGCGCTCAGTATAAAGAGATGCAAAAGTTACGGCGGCTGAATGCTCTTTATCTGGACCAGATGACGTATAGCACCGTCTTAGATGATGAGGCTGCGACTGATGTACAGGCAGACTTTTCAGCGAAAGACTTCGATGTTGTGCCTGTAGCCGATCCAAATAACACGACTATGATGCAGCGCATAATGAAGGCTAAGGCCATGCTGGAACTTCGCGGCCAAGGTTTAAATGATACCGAGATCATGCGGCGCTACTTACTCGCGCTGGATATTGAAGATGTTGAAAATATTCTACCTCCAGAGAATCAAGAACCTGATCCTGCAGAACAACTTTCTTTAGAGAAGCTCCAGGCAGAGATTGGCAAACTTACTGCTACGATAGACCATTTAAAGTCCGAAACAGATTTGAATTATGCCAAACTTGAGACTGAGTTCGCTGAGGTTTATCGCAAACAAGCTGGCGTGGCTAACGATGAAAAGAAGCTGGCCCTGCAGGGAGCCTCAGTCTTGAATCAGATCCAGCTCGGGCGAAGTCAGCAATCAATTGGCAAAGCGCCAGGTGGGCTGAAAGACTCTACGTTGAAGCGCGAATATGGGCTTGAGTCTAATAATCAGGAAGAGTAACTCAAAGGAGTGTTTAAATGAATTTAACAAAAGAAGCTTTTGAGGAATGGAAAGAACATCCCGTAACCAAGGAAGTTTTCAAGTCTCTGGAAAAGGTCAAGAAAGATCTATTGGCCAGTATTTCTTCTGGGACAACTCTTGGACATACGGCGGATGTTACGCATGGCTTAACCAGTAGAATGGTCGGGCATGTGGAAGGAATAAACCAGTTACTGGAGATAACCTTTGGTGACGAAACAGATTAGTTCGGCGTAGGCCGATGTGAGGAGATCAAATGGATAATACAAGCGGAATCCTGCCGACAGGCGGCCATGTACTTATTTCCCCTGATGTCGTAGAGCAAAAGACTAAGGGCGGCATCTATTTGCCAGACACAACCAGGGATACAGAACAGCGAGCAGCTACTATGGGAACTGTGATAGCCATTGGCCCTGGTGCTTGGCTTGACCTGGATGAGGGTCAGCCCTGGGCAGAGGTAGGAGATCATGTCAGTTATGCTCGTTATGCGGGCGTTGAAATGCAGGGTAAAGATGAAAAGTCTTATGTCCTCATTAATGACAATGACATCTTGGCTGTATTACAGTTCTAAATAGGAGGAAGTTATGCCTGAAGATTTTGTAGATGATATTATAGCTGCCGCTAGTCCGGCAGATACTAAACCAGCAGATGCTGATGAAACTTCTGTTGATGATACTACTGATGTAGATACTCCGCCTGCTGATGCCACTGCCTCGGATGAAACTCATCCTGGGCCTGCTCCGACAATTGAAGAGATTGCCGCTCAGCTGGGCTGGAAACCGGATCATACTGGTGAAAACTTTGTAGATGCCTCTACGTATATTCTCCGGTCTAAAGAGATCCAGAACTCTATGAAGGATCACAACAAAGACCTTAAGAATCAGCTGCATAATCTGCAGGGATCTGTGGATGCCCTGAAAGAACACAATGAGCGGGTGTACAAGGCTGAGCTGAGTCGCATGGAAGGTGAAATTGCTCGGCTGAAGAAGGAGCGCAAAGCTGCGATTGAGACGGCTGATGTAGATAAGGTAGACGAGCTGGATCAAGCCATTACTGGGTTGGAGAAAAACCTGAATGAGCCGAAACCAGCCTCAAGGCCGGCAACAAATCCAATTTATGACGAATGGGTAAAGGACAATGCCTGGTATCTGACCAACAATGAGATGGCCACATATGCAGATACAGTAGCCCAGCAATATGCGGGCGCTCCACTGGAAAGGCTTTATCCACTCGTTCGGCAAAAAGTAGCTGAGGTTTTTCCAGAACAGTTTCAGCAAACATCCTCTGCACAGCCGGGCACGCTGGCGAATCCAGGCAAAGCTGGTAAGCAGGTGAAGCCTGTTGGGCCGGCCAGTCCTGTTGAGGGCGGTAAAAAAGGCGGTAAGCAAACATCCTTCACAAAGGCTGATTTAACTTCAGACCAACTTACCATCATGAACCAGTTCGTAAAGAGTGGCATCATGACAGAAGACCAGTACATTAAAGATATTGCAAAACTTCAGGAGGCATAATCATGGTAGACACCAAACAAACAACTGATGCAAATCAGGCTCAAGAGAGTTCTTCACGGAAGAGAGTTCCATTAGGATCAAGGAACATTTTAACTGCACCGAAAAAGGCCGGATTCGTGCGACGGTTCGTAAATGACAAAGGGGATCGAATTCAAGCATTTAAGGATGCTGGCTGGACGGCTGTAGAAGAAACTCCAGTTGGCGATCCTAAAGTTGGCCGAGCATCCATGATAGGAAGTATGACGAATCCTCATGTGGGCGCGGGCCAGCGCGCTGTCTTGATGGAGATTCCCGAAAAGTACTACCAGGAAGATTATGCAGCTGCACAAGCTGAAATAACTGCCGTCGAAAATGAAATCCGGAGGAAGTCAAAGACTGAAGGCCGGGACGGACTTTCTGGTGAGGTAAAAATTTCTTAACTTTAAAGAGGTGTAGTTATGGCGAATACTGATCGTCCTTTTGGTTTTAAACCAGTGAAGCATCTGCTTGGTGGTTCCTGGAATGGTAAGGCAAATGTTTATTATATTCCGGCCAATGATGGTAATGACATGTTTAAGGGTGACGTAGTTGTTTCTGGTGGATCTGCGGATGCTACTGGTAAATATCCTACAGTGGCCCGGGCATCTGCTGATGGTAATGTTCGTGGCGTTATCATCGGTTTTGGGGAAGATCCTCATGTAATGATCAAACCTGAAAATCCCAATCGATCATATCGACCTGAGAATACTGCAATGTATTGCCTGGTTGTCGATGATCCGTTTGTGATTTTTGAGGTTCAGGAAGATGAAGATAATGAACTTGGTGCCTATTGCAAGTGGGAAATTATCTTTGTTGAGCATGAACTGCTGTCTTCGACTGGCGTATAAGGAGGTGACCCATGGGTGTTATTACCACTAGTAATTTTGCAAAAGATCTGGTCCCAGGAGTCAAAACCTGGTTTGGCACGAAGTACAAAGAGTATCCGATTGAGTATGCGGACATCTTTGAAAAAGGCACTTCTCAGCGAGCTTTTGAAGAAGAGGCTGGCGTTACTGGATTCGGTCTGGCTGCCGTTAAGACTGAAGGTAGCGGCATTGCCTATGACGAACAAGAGCAGGCATTCATCGCAAGATATGTCCATGTCACATACGGCCTGGGTTTTATCATCACCCGGGAAATGTATGAAGATGGTATTGCGGTAACTGTTGCGTTGCGCCGTGCTTCCGCGCTGGCCTTCTCCATCCGGCAGACCAAAGAGCTCATTGGAGCGAACGTGCTCAATCGGGCGTTTAACT